AAGTTGTTTCGACAGCATCCGCAAATTCTGCTTCAGCTTCAGCAGTTTCAGCAGAAGAAGCCGCAATGGCGGCAGAAGCCGCTGTTGCATCAGCCAATCTTCCAACCAGCCTTGCCGGAAAAGCCAAACAGTTTTTGCAAGTCAAAACAACTGAAGATGGTTACGACCTGGTCAAGTCTGTTGCGGCACCAGTGTTTTATGGATTCAATCTGTCAGTCGACAAGCAATCTCTGAACTACGACGCGACGCGATCGGAAGTGGACACGGCAAATTACGCCACATGGACCATGATGGAAAATGTGAAGTTTGTCGTTAAGAACAATCAACTTGCAATGGTGCTCCTATGAAAATTGACATTGACTCAATTGGCTATCGCTGGAAGGGCATCTACTCACCTTTTCTGTCGTACATCGATGGCGATGTTGTCTACCAAAACGGCAGTGTGTATGTGTATCGTGCTGGCTCTTTGCAAAACTTTGCTCTTGGTCAACAAGATGCATTGCTCGCAGGATACCTGCTGAACGGCGGCGTTTCTGTTGGCGGCAAGTTTGGCCAAGTGCTTCACTCTGATGGCGCGTCTGGTGTTGGCTTTCGGTTCGAAGGCGAGCGAGGCGGCACGATTGCCACAGCGTTGATGGAAACATACAACGGCGCAGGATCTCGAGCAAACAACCGCTACATGATGACTTTGATGAATGAAGGAATGGTGCGGGCTTGGGGCAGAAATATCGCTGGCAGTCTTGGCATTGGAAGGCCTGATGATATAGGTCTAAGCCAACCTCGACGCGTTGCTTTTCCTGTCAACGCTCCAAGAATCATCAGCATTCACTCAAGCTGGGAAGCAACATTTTTTATTGGAGAAGATCAAAGTCTTTGGACATGCGGCTCTAATACTGAATTCAACAATGGCACGCAAGCGCAAAGAAATATTCCAATCAAACTAAACGGGTTTGGTGATCTTGGCGCAAACACAAAAGTGCAAAAAGTTTTCAGCGCGTTTGATTACGAGGGCTATCGAAAAGTTGGGTGTATCGATGTGAACGGACAAGTTTACATGTGGGGCACCAACAGACAAGGTTCTTGTGGATGGGGCAACACGACTGAATCACAGGTTCCTAAAGTGGTTCCGTGGACCATAACGAATCCATGCAAAGATGTCTGGACTACTGGCGGCTTTTATGCGGCCACAATGTTTGTGACTCTTGATGGCCAAGCCTACATGGCCGGGGAGCAAACATCTACAGGCCTTGGTGGCGGCGACCGTTACATTCCAACAAGGTTCAATCCGTGGGACACATCGGACCCTGTTAAAAAATATTCTCAATCAGAAAGTGATGATGAAGATTTGCTGGGCAACCGATACCGTGACTGGGGTGTGTTGCTTGAAAACGGCGAACTTTACATGTGGGGATCGGATGACGGAAAAATCGGAGGCGGATGGGGAACTGGTTTCACTGGAAACATTCTTCCATCATCTCCAAACTTCCCATTGCTTTGCTTGACCAATGTGCAAGACTTTTTTACAAAAAGCGGAGGCAATCACGGCACTGTCGCATTGATGAAAGATGGCACAGTTCGCGGCACAGGCAGTACCAATGTGTCTGGCACAGCAACAAACGGCACAACATGGCAAACCATTGGCGGTTCGTACTTGACCAATGTCACAAAGATACGCGGCCTGGGTGGCACAAATGGCGGAATAATGGTCGCACTTCGCAGTGATGGCCGGTGCGTTATTTGGGGAAATAAAAATGCCGCAGGTATACGAGGAATTGGAAACGACACTGCAAGCAATGGTAGCAACTGGGAATTTGTTTTGCTGAACAAGACAATCATTGATTTTCAATTAAGCGGCGAAACAACTGGTGCTCTTGCTGACACATCTTGTCATTTCTTGTGCAGTGATGGAACCGTGTACACAACCGGCCAAGGAAGCTATGGCCAAGGCGGTAGCCGCGAAAACTTCTCGCGCTTCACGCCTAATCAAATCATTTTTTAAAGGGGCATCAAATGTCAATCGTCGCTATCGCAACACTTACCTATGCCAGTGGCGGAGCACCTGGCGCAACCACAATCACATTCACCAACACAACGAATGTGCAACTTGGCCAGATCATTGGTGGGCAGGGCGTTAGCACTGCGGAAAACAACTATGTAGTTGGCATCGCAGGCAATACCTTGACGCTGTCTCAACCGCTAATTTCTCAAGCGGCTGGAACTTATTACACCTACGCGACTTCTGCAACAGAAACAGGTCCAAATGTTTTTCTTGGAAAGATTGCATTTACCTGGAAAGGCAACTACTTGGCTGGTGCAACTTATGTTCGCCAAGATGTTGTGTACTACAACGGCAGTAGCTATGTGTGCTTGCAAGACAATACAGTTGGCCAGACTCCAGCATCTTTGACTGCTTATTGGCAGACTTTTACGCAAGGCGTATCAAGCGTTTCTACAAGCGCTGGCGAAGTTGTTTACAACAACGGCTCTGGCTTGGTTGCTTTGCCTCCAGGCACTGTTGGCCAAGTGCTGACAATCAATGCTCTTGGCATGCCTTCATGGAGAAATCCGGACATTCGCACTGCAACCAAAGTCAAGGCGCTTGTTGCAAACGGCATGGCTCAACAAAACACAATGGCTCGCCACAGTTATGTTGTGATGGAAGACAACACTGTTAAAGCATGGGGAACAAACAGCAACTATGTTCTTGGCGAAGGAACAACAAACGCAAGGTCTTATCCATCTCGCGTTGCTTTCCCACCCAGCTTTCCAGGTGCTCACAAAGTTTTTGCAAACTACAACTACAACGGTTATTGCATTGATGTGAACGGCCAACTTTGGTCGTGGGGTTACAACACAGAAGGTCAGTGTGGAGACGGCACAACGACTGTTCGTCGAGTTCCATACAACGCAAGCGCAAACCCAAGCAATTCCATTTTTGGCAAAACTGTTGTCGATGTACAAGTTGGTATGGGAGTTGAAAATGGAACCTGTGTAACTGTTCTGTGTAGCGATGGCACCGTTCACGCATGTGGCTACAATGTTCGCGGCCAGATCGGCGACGGTAGCACCACAAACAAACTGAACTTTGTACAAAATGCCGTTTTAAACAATGTTGTAAAAATTGCCCAAGGTCGTGAATTAAACACAGCCGTTTACGCTGTGACTGCAAGTGGCCAACTCTATTCTTGGGGATATAACGGTGATGGCCAGCTTGGTAACGGCAATACAACCAACTCGACAATTGCGGCGTTGAGAACTACTGGTGTTTTGAGTGGCAAATTCATTTACGATGTTTGTGCCGGTTTTCAAACAGCGTTTGCCATTGGTTACAGCACGACTGCAACTGCAACTTTGGCATTTGCTTCTGGCGGCGCATCAGGTCAAAAAACAATTACGCTTGCATCAGTTACTGGCGTGACTGTTGGCCAGGTTGTGACTGGCACTGGCATTCCGGCGATGGCATACAACATCAAGCCGACTCGAGTGACTGCAATTTCTGGCAATGAAATCACAATCTCAAACAATTTGACTGCGCAGGCGGCTGGTTCATACAACTTCTACAACGCAGGCTTTGTTGCTGGTTGGGGAACCAACACGACCTATGGTCCGTTGGGAGATGGCACATTTTCAAATCAGTTCACGCCTGTGCAAATCTTTGCGGCAAGCAGTACCAACCCTGTTGAAGAAATTTATTCATCCAACTATGACTACCCAGTCTCTTGGTGCAAAAAGTTAGACAACACATGGCATGTTGCTGGTGCCGGTGCGTACGGCGCAAACTTAGATCCCGCTGATGCAAACCGATCAAGCTGGGTACAAATTTCGCCTGCTGGCGTCACCTCATCCAACTACATTACCAAAGTAATTAAATCTGGCACAGGCTCATACAACTGGATGGCCGCGCTTGATGTAACTGGCAATGTTTACACTTGGGGTTACAACGGAAACGGCGCACTTGGACTTGGCGATACGGTCAACAGGAACCTTGGTGTAACTGCTCGAGTTCCTGTTGACATTCGCAAGGTGGTTGACATCCAGGCGCATTGCGCAAGCAGTGAACAAAACTTGGTCATGCTCATGGATGATGGCCAGCTTTGGATTACTGGTTTTGGAGGAGGTTATTCAAACACTGAAGACCGAGCACAAAACCAACTTACCGCACAACCTGTTTTGTTTTAAGGAAGCGTATGGATCAAACTTTGTTTAACTGGGTGGTTGCGTTTTCTGGTGCTGCGGTTGGCTGGATTCTCAAGATTATTTGGGATGCCATTCAAGACCTAAAAAAAGACCTTAAAGGTATGGACACCAAGATGCACGAAGATTTTGTT